AATTACCCTTACCCGTTGTTGATTCGGGATTGTCTGTATCACTTATTTCCCCCCCTATGATACATAGGTTATGATATGTCTTTCTAAGACTGCTAGCTGTATCTCACAATGATGGCAAAGAATTGGCCCAAGCCAAGCATGATCTATAACAGGGACCTGTAACGGCCTAACGTATTCGACTATACCAGCAAGGCCCAGCTCCTTTCGTGACTCAAAAGCATCTACGATTTCATCAATGAGGTCTTGAAAGGTTTCCTCGGTTCCTGTAGAGTCCTTTAGCCCTACATACCCCGATATAACAAACTGATGTTCTCTCATTTCCCACGGGATAGGCATCCCTGTGGTAGTCTGTGAAAGACTGTCTCGGCTGATTAGCCAGGCACTAGCTGTCCGCTCATACTGACTAACCAGCTCGGTAAAGAATTCTTTAAAGCCTTCTGGCGTACGCGTATAGCGATGATATTCTTGAACAACCCCGACTCCACTGACCCCTTCTAGAATTCCCTTGATGGCTGTTGAAATCTGCTTGCGACGAGTAGGCATAATTACTACCTATATCCTGGTTTGCGAACTAAAAAACCGTGGCCCCAAGAGTATGCCATATCCCAATCTCCGTAACTCAGTGAGGGCTTTGGCGTTCCGTCGGCTGGCAAGCCAAGATGCAGCCTCCAAATGCTCTCGCACTCTTTGGCCAAAGCTAGATACTGTTGAGCCTTGTTTGGAAAGTTTACGACATCTACTTGTAGGACAGGTCCCCAAACGCGTGCATAGCGAGCTGCTAAGACACGGGCAGCCATTGCCGCACTTAGGTTTCCTACTGCCCAGTAATCTTCATCCTCGATTGTAGTAGAGGCCTTAGTCACACTATGAGTATGACTAAAGGTTACACGCACTATTTGGCTAGCAGTTGGGGTTGCGTCAAGCAGTCTCAGGGTTGGGTTGCCCGTTTCACCCTGATAAAGCAACCACTCCTTGGGCTCAAGGAAAGTTGGCTCTCTGCTTCCCTGTGGATACTCGACGCTCATTATCACCGAAAAGTCTTTTTCCCAAGTGTCAGGCAAAACCAGATCGTAGACTCCTGAGCCAGTGATATCAGCTACCACTACCTGGGGCTTAAACCTACTATGATATCTTACGGCTAACTCAACAGAGTCTTCTATCTGGCTTGAGCTGATCTCTTCACTTGCCTCAACTTCTTGTATCCTGGTTCGTACAGCCTCCACATAGGAGCTCATATACTTGGACAAAGTCATTGCTCCTCATAAGGTATGGCGGGGAGAGAGGAGCTTAACAGCTCCCCCTCCCTCGTGATAACGATTAGCCTACGATCTCAGCGTACATCCCGCGGTGCTCAAGTGCAGCAACCCCGTAGATGTGACGGATCTTGTAGCGAAGCTTGTCAGCAGTAAAATTCGCTCCTGCATTGGCCAGCTCAGTAAAGAGCTCAGGCTCCTTCGAGCCGTAGAAGCCAATCTCGATCGTTGCGATCAGTGCAGGATCTGCAATCAAGTACCAGTTGTTAGCATCTGTCCAGTGCCTTACTGTGATTATCTCAAGGGTCTTGTGGTGCATGTTTGGCTGAGTTGCATTAAAGGACGATGACAGCGCTCTAACTGGCGAGTTGACAAGGTCCCAAGCTGTAGCTTCCAGCTCAAGAGGAACTACGATATACTTGGGTTCGACATCCAAGTATGTTAGCTTTGTTCCGCCAGAACCTACCGGCTCCATTTGCTCCTTCATAGCGATTTTGGCAGCAGTGAGAGTGTCATAACCAAGAGCAGAAGTCCCATAGTTCTCATGAGAACTCGCATCGAACAGAGCAACTGAGTCATAGTTCATTGCGGCGTTTGTGGTCAGAACATCAAACACTGCCTTGTAGACCCCAACCTTGGCTGCGAAAGCCATTGCCTTGGGAATCCGTCGAAGGGCACCCAGGTCATCATTTGCAATCGCCTTCAGGGTGATGCTCTCCAAATTACCCTTTTTGGTCGGGGTATAGTTCTGCATCTCGTCCCCAGGATCTTGCGACTGTTCAGTGTAGGTGCTACCCTCAGAAACCGTATCTAGTGCCTGGTATCCACCAGTACGAACTCTCTCTTGAGACTTCATGCTAGTGAGAGTCTCAACACCAGAGCAGATTTTCTTCCACTCGTCATAACCTGGCTTGCGATACTCTTTGAGTAGCTGTCGGGTCATACTGGTCCCAAAGACATTCGACCAAGTGCTTGACGTAATGGCTTCTCGCAGGGTCGCGGCCTCGCCCGAATCAAAGGCAGACGACCGACTCAAGATACGCTGTGCTCTTACATCAAGGATTGGCTCGCCCGTAACAACAGAGTAAGCTTCTCGCAGGTTTCTGAAAGCGGGTACCCCGTCGACATTCTCGCCAAGCAGCATACCGTCCATAGCCTTGTCGATTTTGTCTCGCTGACTCTCTCCCATCTGGATCGAGGGGAATATGTGCTGATCGGGAGGTAACACTGCCGCCAGGGTTTCCTTCTCTTCTCGGATAGCTACAGTCAGAGCTTCTTGGGTAAAGTTCAGATCCTTAAAGCGCCGATTGAGCTTGTCCTGATAAGGCTGCGGGAGACCGCTGGCCTGAAGGCCTAGCTCTAGCTGTGCCTGAAGAGCAGCTTTTCGGCTTGTCTCCTGCATCTTGGCCAAGGTAACCTTCAGGTCATTGATCTCTTCAACGAGCTTTGGATCACCAACAACGGGAGCGGGCGTCGGCTTAGGCGCTGGCGGTACGGGCGGTTTAGACTCTTCAAACAAATCGGGTCGTACCTCTTTCAAGTCTTCCAGTGTAGCATTTTCTAGGATCTCTAACTCTTTCATGGCTTTTTCTCCTTCTAACATTTGAACGAACTTGCCACCGGCCGCAGGCTCGGTGACTGCATCTACAGATTGTACACTATCGATCGAGAGAACTTCTCTAAGAAGTTTCTCGCCGTCACGAACTAGCTTCTGTTTTCCAAACGCACTGATCGAAAAACCGATAAGGTCTCTCTTGCCTCGTGCCCAGGCCTCAGTGATCTTGTCTCGGAACCAAGACTCTGACTCTAGGATATTGAATGTACTGCCGATTCCGCCACTCCCGAGTATTCGTGGGGCTTCAAACCAGCCCACAAGGTCCCTGATAGAACGCTCTGGGCGCTCTTTTTGCTCTGTGGCTGTCGAGTGATCGGCAAAACACTTAACGCCGTCAAACAATGGGAGTGCTTTCTCAAGCACCGGCGGAGCGTATCTTGTGCCGTTGGCAGAAACCCCCGCCTCTATGAGAACGACTTCCCACTGGGCGCCCTCTGTGCCTTCGACAGCCTCAAGGAGTCGTCCGCTCATAACCGCAAGAGACTCCTCGCGTCGCTCGCCTATTTCCTTAGCACGCATCCTTGTACCGCATTTAGGGCACTTCTGATCTTTGGCTTTGACGCCTGCTTCGACTGTCTCTTCATAACCGCACTCTGGACAGACAATAACGTGTGGGCCGTGAGGGTGGGATTCAGTATCTTTGTCCGCAGGCTCTTTGGGGGCATCCTCTTTTTTAACAAAGTCTGCTGACTCATCTGTGTCATCTTTCTTGACGTCTTCAGAGTCCTCGTCTGCAGGCTCTTCCTCAGTCATGTCTGCGCCACACTTGGGGCACTTGCCATCTTCGCCAGGCTCGCCCTCGTAGCCACACTCGGGACAGACAAGAGCTTTGGCATCCTTATCCTTGGCCTTGGTAAGTTCCTCTAGGCCAGTGATAGCCTTTTGTACCACAGTTTCAAGTTCCGCCACTTCTCTTACCTGAGCCAAGAGCCCTTGAAATCCCTCTAGGACTTTGGCATCTTCCTTGTTTTCCTGTGACAAGAGCAGTTGCAATTGTTCTAGGCTTTCCTGTGCAGCCTGTGGGATATCCTTTCCCTCAATTTCTTGTACAAAACTCGCGATCAATTCATATAGCTTATTCATTGTGTTCCCTCCTGTGTATTCATCATTTTCATTATAGTCAATTTCGAAAGACTTGTCAACTTCAGACTTGGCGACCTTGGACCTTGCAGCTGGCTCAAATGTCCCCT